CGATCATTGAAGTTTGTATCAAGTTCTTCAATGGAAACATAACAATGTTCAGTCACTACATTCGAGTGAATGTGGGCTGCAAGGAGTCTAGCCTGAACAACGTTACGAAGTGGTTGTTCAAGATAAGAGGTAAAAGTATTGGCACTCGCTTGTCCAATGGAATCTAAAGTGATAGTGTGATATTCATAATTGAGATCTGGAATGGTCTCAGTGGGTGAAGTGATCAGCGCCATTTATATTAGCTTAGATTAAAGATCCACCGATTCCCCCCTCAATTCCATAAGACGCGTGTCCGTCGACAAGCTTGGACGCACCACAGAGACCCCCTGGAGTGAGGCTCATAGAATATGGACTACCCTCCTTTCCTTGTCCAGCCGCACACTCCAACTTGTGTTCGAGATCAAAGATAGACTTTTCACTCACCGTCTTTATGGTGATTGGTCTGGGTTGATAACCACTTCGCATAGTAGAGAGGACAATGATGATCGCCATGAGAACGAGGATCGATGTGATCGCGTTTCGGTTCGTTCGGTTGAACTTAAACATTTATAATATACATATATATTTTTCTAAAGTGCGTTAAAGGTAATTTAATAGTTTCCTTATAGAGAGTAGATGGACGAAGAAATAGTCATTGATCGTGGTAGTACTCATGTGATGAAATTGGACGCTGACGAACAGGCCCTGATGGATGAGATTGAAATTTCAATTCCCCGACCCCAGCCTGTGCATCGTCAGGCTGATCCGAGGAGACCTAAACCACAACCACAACACCAAGAAGCTATGGATGCGTTCGTAAATCCAAACAAACAAACAGCCCCCACCCAATCTTACCCCGACGAAGAAGTTGACTACGGTGAAGATGAACCAACTTTTTATGATGACGACGAACCAATGGGTGGTGAAGAAAGTGAAAGACCGTCCAAGGGGTACACGTCGGTCGATGAAGAAAAAACCGACCTTCTCAACAAGTTGGCTCGACTTGAAAAGAAGGGGTTTAATGTAAACAAACGACTCAATGCGTATTCAAATCTTGAAGAACTACGCTCTGAAGTAAAGAGAATTACATATAGTATTGACGTGGAACAATCTATCCGATTCTCCAGGCGCATGCTAATTGCCTGTGTGACAGGTCTTGAATTCCTTAACAAGAGGTACAACCCATTTGAGATTCAGCTTGAGGGTTGGTCTGAGTCAGTGATGGAAAATGTCGACGACTATGATGGTGTTTTCGAAGAACTATATGTTAAATACAGGTCCAAGGTCACAGTCGCACCAGAAATCAAGCTTATCATGATGCTTGGTGGTTCGGCGATGATGTTTCACTTGACGAATAGCATGTTTAAGACAGCGTTGCCAAATATGAATGATGTTCTCAAACAGAATCCAGATCTCGTAAAGAATATGATGACTGCTGTCCAAAATACGACGCGATCACCAGACCAACCCGCAGTCGATGCTCCAGTCGGTGGTACGGGTAACTATGAGATGCGAGGCCCCGGTGTTGACATTTCCAGTCTCATGGGTGGAATCATGATGCCACCACCACCACCAATGAATACATCAACTATAAGCGCGACCACACAACAAGTTGATGACGATGATATCTCTGACATTGTCTCGATTTCTGGCGAATCAACAGGGGGTGAGGTGAAGGAGGTGAACGTCGACGCGTCCAAGCCAAAGAGAACCCGCAGAAAAAAGAAGACCGAAATTAATCTCTAAGTAAAGTATAATAATGATAGGTTATTGTCCCCTTGAGGAGCTAGAACCTCCCGTGCGGCGTCAGGAAGTAGCCGTCGTGGAAAAACCTGAGACCAAAACGGGTCTCGAAGAAACAGAATGTAATTACGCAGTGATGGCTTTTGTCGTCGGCGTTCTTATTTTGGCACTCGCCGATTCTATGGAAAAGTAAAAGGATCCCCTTTTTTACCTCGTTTGAGTTATGAAACTTGGTAAAAATGGTTTATTTTAATTGTTGAATTTCATTTCGAAGTTCTTTGATGGCTTCGATGAGAATACCCGCTAGGTTACCGTATGCCACAGAATATGTCGTCTCCTCAGAACCGTACACAGCTTCCGGGAGAACTTCTTTCACCTCCTGTGCTAAAACACCTGTTTTTCGTTCACCTCGATGATCGAATGTGTATCCACCCATTTGACACACCTTATCGAGGGCGTTTTCAATTCTCTCTATATTCGATTTAAAACGTCTGTCTGAAAAGGCGGTAATATCGTCACCGGCGTAAATCTTTTTGGCCACTCCCAAACCACCGCGTACCTGAAGCGCTCCCGACGTTGTACTTGTTGAGTCTGTAGTACTCGTAAACGAACCCGTACTCCACGAGGAACGATCATAGGCTGTCTTGACAGCTTTTGAGGTTGCAGCTTTTGTGGTTGATGTACTGTTTGTCGCGTCACTCAACTCCACAACACCTTGCGCACTTGTAGACGCATCTGGAAGACGATCCACGTCGATGGTTCCAGAATCTATGTCACCCCCATCTATACTACCACTAAAACTGTCTGCGTAAACATTTCCGGCAACACCGAGACCTCCAGATACTGTGAGAGCCCCAGTCGCCGTAGATGAAGATGCCGTAGTACCCGTAAACGAACCCGTACTCCACGAGGAACGATCATAGGCTGACTTGACAGCATTTGCGGTTGCAGCTTTTGTGGTTGATGCACTGTCTGTCGCGTCACTCAACTCCACAACACCTTGCGCACTTGTAGACGCATCTGGAAGACGACTCACACCGATGATTCCAGAATCTATGTTACTCCCATCTATACTACCACTAAAACTGGTTGCAGTTACAGAACCTGATATATCTATAGGTAAATTACCCGTCTCATCCAAGATGATTTGATTAGATGATGCGTCACTATTTGTTAAACCAAACATTAACTTTGATTCCGATGTATCGTAAAAAATGGCTACATTTGAATTGGGTTTACCAAAAAGTAAACCAACATCCTTACTACCACTGTCATTTCCCTGACCAAGTGAAATGATAGTATCCTTAACCGTAAGTGAAGTAGAATCCACTGTAGTTGTGGTTCCGTTTACCACAAGATTCCCACTGACAGTTACATCCTTACCGACATATATATTTTTAGCAACACTTAGACCACCCGTGGTTACCTGAAGAGCACCAGTTTGCCCAGAAGTTGCGTCTTCGAAATTTGTTAACAGAATTTTATTACTTGATGAATTTCCAGAACCATTCGTAACCGCCTGTAAGGTTGTGGCGAGACCAGTAAGTCCCGAACCATTACCAATAAATTTGGTCGCGTAAACATTTCCGGCAACACCGAGACCACCGGTTATTACGACAGCCCCAGTCCCCGTAGATGTAGATGGCGTTGTGTTTGTAATACTTAAAGCCTGGTCAGTTGATGGATCACCCTCGGTAACCGCCTGTAAGGTTGTGGCGAGACCAGTAAGTCCCGAACCATTACCAATAAATTTGGTCGCGTAAACATTTCCACCAACACCGAGACCACCGGTTATTACGACAGCCCCAGTCACCTTAGATGAAGATGGCGTTGTGTTTGTAATACTTAAAGCCTGGTCAGTTGATGCATCACCCTCGGTAACTTCTTGAAGTGTTAATGGGAGACCGGTAAGTCCCGAACCATTACCAATAAATTTGGTCGCGTAAACATTTCCGGCAACACCGAGACCTCCAGATACTGTGAGAGCGCCAGTCCCTGTAGATGTAGATGGCGTTGTGTTTGTAATACTTACAACCCGGTCAGTTGATGCACCTTTTGTGGTAACCGCTTGTAAGGTGACTGTATTGTTCAATTTACCGACATCTATTGTAGCATTTTGAATATTATCATTGTGAATTGTGAGTAGACCTATTTCACTTCTATTATCACCTATGAGTGAAGAGCTTCCACCAGTAACTGTGTGTCTTTGGAGTTTTGAACCCGCAATTTCATTGTTTTCAATTTGCCCAAGTGTTAATTCAGTTGACTCAAGTTTTGAGAGTGGTATACCGAGGTCTTGAATCTGTGTACCTGTGATCGTACCATTCGCTATCTTTGCCGCGGTGACACTTTGATCGGAAATCTTCGTAGTCGTCACGGCGGCGGCGCTCAATTTTGTACTTGTCACCGATGTATCACCTAACTTCGTGGTCGTGACAGAGGCGTCACCCAACTTCGCGGTTGTCACAGATGTGTCATTTATTTTGGATGTGGTAATAGATGAATCATTGAGTTTAGCCGTCGTCACGGCATTATCGGCAAGTTTTGTGGTGGTAATAGCTAAATCAGCTATTTTGGGGGTTGTGACATTACCATCTCCAATAAAAGCTGTACCAACGGCACCCGGTGCGATTTTATCTGCAGTCACCGCACCACTTGCAATTTTTTCACTAGTGACACTTCCATTGGCTATTTTAGCTGCTGTTATTGTGGAGTTGGCAACTTTATCACCTGTTACACTTAAATCCTCAATTTTAGATGTTGTTATTGCCGAATCAGCGACTTTATTTGTTATCACAGCATTTGTTGCGAGTTTTTCTGCCGTGATTGTTGCAGCACCGATACCCAGAGATGATAAGGAACCAGTAATAACAGCGGCTGGTATATTAGTAAGACCCGACCCAGAACCCCTGAAAGTGGTAGCTATGACTTCACCTGAAGCGATAAGACTCGTAGTGGGATTTGCCAGTTGTAGGGTCACCGACGTGGTGGCGGACTGTTCCATTACCGCTTGTAGATTTGGGGCAATATTTGCTATCGAACCCGCTTGTATTTGAAAATCACTTGCTTTGACAGCGCCATCGATAGATACATTTTTGTCACCATTACCATTGTTCTCGCCAAGAGTGGTGACAAAAATATGCGTGAGTTGCCCGGCGTTGCCAAGGAACGGCATATATATTAGTTTCCGAATAAAATTCCAGCCATTCCGTTCTGGATACGAATTACATTATAGTTTAAGGCATAAACAACTATATCTTCATTTGTTCTACTACTTCCTTTTACTGGATTTTTAATCACAAGTTCTGCATTATCGAGACGACTAAAATTACAAGTACCGTTCGGTGTGTGTGTAGATGCATTTCTACAGAAGTGATACACGTAGTATCTAGTATAAAAAGCAGCCTTTTCAATTTCATCGTATTGGATAATACCATACTTGGAATATTTGTAATTTTGTACAGTGTGAAAATAGACTGGGGTCATATCTTCAACCAATGGTGAGCCATTTAAAATTATGTCAGCCGTATCAAATGTAAATTTATCATTTACAAGGGTTCGTTCCTTCGCCTTGAAACCAAAGAAAATACTTTTCACCGGATGATTGAAGTAAGAAAGATCAATTTTAGGATCTGTATATGCATGTCTTTGAACCTGTGTGATGAGAAATTCTAATTTGTTATTCACGAAATACTCCCGTTCATCGGTGTCCAAAAATATATAACTTCCACACACGCGAACGTTGGTAGCTGCGTGATTTTCAAATGTGACTTTTATTTCTACTGGGTGGTATTGAAGTGCCACGAGGGGTAAAAACATGTCGTTGTCACAAAAGAAAAAATGAAGTGGTAGAAAATTAATGTTAGAACTTGAAACCGCGTTATTGATTTCTTGAGATTTCGTGTATGTGTCAGCCAAATAATTTTGCCATATACCCGTCATGTAGTCATATGTTTGCGAATCAACGAGTGTACCACCTATATACAGGTCAAAACGCGCACCGTCAAATTTAGTAAGAAGGTCATCACCCTCTAACCAAATACCATCGAGAAGATCACCATAGGTTGGAACTGTGATTGTGTTATCCGAACTCGATAGATTTTTCTTTATCAGTTTGGGGGACTGTGAAAAATTTTTTTGACGCGTGTATTTTGTTCTAAAGAGGGATGTACCACTCTCCTGATTTGTGATATATACATCTTGAACGCCCCTGGATATTAACTGAACAAGAGCGCCAGACATCTCTACTAATAAGAGAC